GGCCTAGCGTCTGTCAGGGGCGGGAGAGCATCAACATGAGCATCAGAACCTACGCAGTGAATTGCAATGACGCATGGCTAAACACCGAAGGTGATGACATCTCCGGCTCATACGTTAAGTACAAAGACCATCAGGAAGTGGTTGCCGCTCTTGAGGCCAAGTGCGCGGCGCTGGCGGCGGAGAATGAGCTGGCTCGTAAGGCAGTTCAGGCATTCTGCGATGTTGTTGGCGACAACACCGAGGTTATCGCTGAGGAGGTTGGGCGAGATGGCGTTCTGGTTATTTTGGGGGCCATGAAGGCAACAGGAAATATTTCAGCCACCGATGCTTTTCTGGCTGAAATTCGTGCGGAAGCACGCAACGAGGGGATTAACTATACCGCCAGCCGTCTTGCTGCTGCGTTCAATCACGGATTTATCAATAAATCTTTGCGTGAAGTTTTCGACGTTACACGCATGATTTTGTCAGCGAAAGAAGAGTTGGCTAATGAACCGCATCCGATTGATGGCCTGTCCGGTGAATATGCGGAGAAATCCCTTGAAGAATGGGCGGAACAGATTCGCAAAGGAGGCAAGCAGTGAGTGTATATCTTATTGATAAACGTCGACGTGGGCAACAAATACCACCTGTAGGAATTCCGAATCACACATGGTTTTGCGTACTTGATATCGATGGTATGGATGCGTTGGTTGACACTCGTCATTACTGCGATACCGCAACAGCTACTCCGGCGAAAGCAAAGAAAATGGCTGCTCTGATAGAAAACTGGACTCCACCTGATGGTTGGTGCAATGGGAATGATCGAGATTGGCATGAAAAAATGAAGGGCTATATCTGCGATTTCTTACGTAAATGCAACGGATTCAGGGTGATGTGACATGAACAAGATTGACTATCAGGCACTGCGTGAGGCGGCAGAGAAGGCAACGTGGGGAGACTGGGACTCATATAAACCACACCGTGGCGCACGTGGTTATGAGGTCCGACTAAGTAGTCAGGCCATTGCGCAACACGTTCTGAAAAACAACGCTGAATTTATTGCTGCCTTTAATCCAAAGATTGCTTTGGCACTACTGGATGAACGGGAAAGGAACCAGCAATACATCAAATCCCGCGACCAGGAGAACGAGGATATTGCACTAACGGTAGGGAAGTTGCGCGTTGAGCTGGAAGCAGCAAAATCAAAACTCAACGAGCAGCGTGAGTATTACGAAGGTGTTATCTCTGATGGGAGTAAGCGCATAGCAGAGTTAGAAAGTGGTTCTCAGGCACAAAAGTTAGTTGAAGCAATCATTGTTGCGATAGAAAACGAACAGGAACGTCTTTTTGATGAAGATTACCTAATGGATTCGAAAGAATGCATTGACGTAATTCGTGAAGAAGTAAAGCGATGGGATGATTCCCGCGCCGCTGGCATTGGCATCAAAGGAGAGTGATATGGCAACTTTGACAAAAAAAGAACAAGCATGGTTGAGCGAATTACAGGACGTTCTTGATCGCTGCCCATCACCGAAAAAAATTGGTTTTTACACCATTGGCGATAAAAGCATTTACCTGTATGACCTGCGCCGCATGGATGAAATCATGGAGGCTCTTGATAATCGTTCGTCAATGGATTGGTGTGTTGCTGTTCATGATATGAATGCCGGATTTGATGAAAAGATTTTATTCCCCTCATCAGTTGAAAGTACAGCAGGATAAGGACTAACACATGACCACTATTACCAAAGAGCGACTGCTGACAATCAGGCAGTGGCGCGAAACATACGGACCTGGTAGCAACGTTGTACTGCCAGCAGAAGAAGCGGAAGAACTGGCACGAATTGCTCTGGCATCGCTGGAGCAGAATGTACTATCGGGCAACTCTCCGCTTATTCCTGGTGAAGTGTTGTCCGCAATCCGGGAGGTTGCCAGGATTCGTGCCGATTTCGATGATTTTGACGGTGACAGGCGAGGTATCGGTGATTGTCTGGATGAGGCCGAGCAAGAGCTTATCGTTACCATTAACAAATATGCCAGTCAGTTGGCAGCAGAACCTATAGCGCCTAATGACGTTCGAGAGCAGACAGCCATTCCGCAAGTTCCGGTAACTCCGGATGGTTGGATAAGCTGTAGTGAGCGAATGCCGAATACCAAAACAGCCGTTCTTGTTGCCGTGGAGTTTGACAGGAAAGGTGACTGGCGAATGAAATGGGCTACTTACATCCCGGGGCATCCTGACGCTAATGATGGGTGGATAATTCCTGGTGCGTCGTGGAAACCGTCACACTGGATGCCGCTACCAGAACCGCCGCAGGAGGTGAATCAATGAGCTGGCCTGAAGCATTCACCACGGTAGGAATTGTGATGGCGGCAGCACTGGGTTTGTATTCAATTTGTCGCTGGTGGTAACGATGGGAAAAATAACTTTTGTAGTCGAATTTGAGGATGGTAAAGAGCCACCTGTTAGCGCCAATCTTGATGTTGCTGGTGGCAGGCTTGTTTCGGTTCTATTTGGTGACTACCGAGATGATTTCTTCCAACCAGAAGAAGTTGATGTGGTGCGAGAGGCATTAAACGAGTTAAGTGTTGATAACGATGATGCTCATGCGGAAATCATCCAAAAAATGGAACTGCTAACTCACTAAATTATCAATTATGGTGCTATCACCTACGACACCGAGAGAAAATTTATAATGTCAAAAGTAAATGTTTTGATTTTTTCAGTAATTGTAGGTTTTGGTTTTTCTGCTGGAGTGCATATTTATATTACGTGGGAAAAAATCATCAACTACGTATGGAGTTGTTTTATTAAGTGAGGTAAGTATGTGGAGAGGTAATAGTCATGGCAAAAGCCAGATGATACTTACCGAATATCAGTTTGACCATAAAACCAATAAATCACGTTCAGTATATTTGCTTCGGCACAATAGCCGCGTAAGGAATACCGTGCTGGAACAAAATCTGACAGTTGAAATAGATAATTACGGGGGCTTCAAGCCAACAATTTCGCTTGATGATTTTCCTCGTGGTTTAAGCGAAAGAGAAGCAATGCTGAAATTAGCAGAATGGCTACAAAGATTAAGCATTGCTATTGAAGATAACTGGTCTGAACCTTAAATTTATATGATGACACTAAAACATTTTCTTGACCGCCCATTATGGGCGGCAGCCGCAGGCTATGACTTTAATTATATGGATTGCATGTCTTATACTGCCAATGCATACGACCATGCGTTCAGCCTGCTGTTTAATTCTTTAAGAATATTGCCGGAAACAGAAGTTGGAGAGCTTCATTTATGGATATTGAGCTTTATCGCGGCAGTCGTTGGTATTGCTGTATGGCCTTTTATTTTCTGGCTGGTGGCTGTTGTAGTGTGGTTTAAGTGCAAGACATACCGGAGAAAGTATTTCTTAGGTGATGGAATGACCGATATTGCCAAAATGAACATTGAAAAATGGACTAAGGAATGTGAAAAGAAATGGCGCAAAAAGAAATGACCAGAATCACTGAAGAGCGTATATCAGAGATTATTTCCCGTATCGAAATGTATGGTCACGGTGCTGGATATACGGCAGATGAAGTATTGGCACTTGCCCAAATGGCTTTGGCGGCTTGCAAAGATGATAAAAAAATGAAGCTTATCGACTTGTTAGTGAAGGAGCTGCCTAAGTGCGGCGGGTGGCCTGATGGAATGAGTTATTGTTACCTACCCAGTGTCAATTTAATGGCACCATGCGCGACTTTTGCTTTTGGCTCAGACCACAAAAAAGACACTTTCTTTGGGCGCAATTTTTGTTGTGAGATTGAGCTTCCAATTGGTGACCTTGATAGCGATGAATACCAGTCAGTTGTCACTCGCGAACAATACGAATCAGCTCTCATAGCGTCGCAGAAAGTCGAGTTCAATGGTGATGAACTTGAAAGTAAGACTTACAGGTTGGATTTTGGGCAATGGCTGGAACAGCAACGCGGGAAAATCGATGTGGACTGTGGTTGTGTGTCCACTGAAACATTCATGCACTGGCTGCGGGTAGCTTACGAGGCTGGCAACTATCCGGATATTCCGGATAGTTCGGTGCCAGGGCCAGGAAAGGGCGTCACCGGTGAACGTATCCGCATTAAACCGCATGTTTATCGCGAACTGGTTAACCGTCTCCACGATACAGCGATCAAGTGTGCTGGCACCCAGCAATTACGAGAAAGAATTAGCCGTGTTTTGGGCGACGTTATTACACCAGATCATCATAAACAAGCCGAGAAAAGTGGCCTGGAAAGGTGTCACCTTGAGGCGGCATTAAACATTAAGCCGGGGCATACGCTTGGCATTATTGATGCACTATTGGTTCATAAGATGGCCAGGGCTTTATTGCCGCTGGTGGATGCTGGCGATACAAGCGAGGGTGAAGTATGAGAGTTGCAGATCACATCAAACACCTTGAAAGAATTATCGAAAACGGTGAACTCTTAAGAGATCAGATGAGACGCACGGCAGAAGTCAGAGAGGCGATAATCCGCAGTCAGGCTGGTAAATTAAAGCAATTATCAGAGATTAACGCGCTATACAAGAACAGACGTAACCGGGCGGCGCTGCGGCTTCAGAAAGCACGTAATGAAATTAAATTGGTGGAGGCAAAACTGAAAAAACAGATTCAGCGTTACGATCAGCAAGATGCTTTTTATGCCGCCATCAAGGCGGCTGCTAATGAAATAGGCATCTGGAAGTTGCTGGTGGAGAAAGCAAAGACGAAGTTAAATGCCAACGAAAGCTGAACTACAGGTACCCACCAGCACATACAGAAAATGATTGTTTCCACATCAAGGAGATTTTAATGTTTCACTGAACATTAAGTAAGCCAGTGCATAATTCCATTTTTTACTGACCTTAAAAGCAAAATCAAAACGATGATGAGGATGATCGCCAGAATCTGGCTAATAACAGGCGCATCTAAAAATGCACTCAGGAACTGAAAAAAAGCAGTCATTAAGGTGGTTCCTTGTCAAATGTAAAGGAGCACTTGCTCACGTTGACGTAGAAACCCAACCCCTATATAGTTGGATTCGGTGAAAGAAAGTCGTTAACGTGAGCTTACGGCACATGTTTTCGGAACAACATCAGGGAACGGCTAATTCCTTGATGCGGATGGGGTCTGTAATGCAGACCCTATCTATTAACGTCATGATTGCATCTCAAATTTTCTCCTTATCTTCATTAATCAAAATTCATTTCATTTGTGAAACATCACAATATTTAGAAAATGGCCCTCTTGCAAGTGCATAACTTTGTGGATAAATCAGGAAGAAAAAAGTTGATTCTGCGCACGGCAAGGCAGATAAGCTGTGCACAAAAATCAATGGGAAAAGAAAAAAAATTAAAAGTTACTTTGCTGGTTAAATAATAGTCGTTACGCAATTGTTCTGGATGGGATTTGATATGCACGATTGGAATATTGCAGCTAAAAGTCAGGAAGAACGGGATAAGGTTAACGTTGATCTGGCTGCCAGCGGTGTGGCGTACAAAGAGCGATTGAACATACCTGTCATAGCTGAACAGGTAGCCCGCGAGCAACCAGAGAATCTGCGCACCTATTTCATGGAACGGTTACGGCACTATCGGCAGTTAAGCCTCCAGTTGCCAAAAGGGAGCGATCCGGTGTATCAGAACGAGGATGCACCAAAAAAATAACGGCAAGATGGGGGAGAAATGTGATTAGCCCCCAGCGTGGCGCGCCTACAAACCCCGCTTTCACAAACTATGCCTTTTCAATGTATACTGTATGAATAAACAGTATCATTGAGGTAAAACGCTATGGGCTTCCCTTCTCCTGCGGCGGATTATGTTGAAAGCCGAATTTCTCTTGATCAGCAGATAATTAGACATCCTTCAGCGACCTACTTCATGCGGGCAGCTGATAGCCATCACCGTGAGGGAATATTGCAGGGTGCTTTGCTGGTGGTTGATTCCTCGCTTACTCCGGTTGATGGTTCTCTGCTTGTGTGCGCTATGGAGGGTGAATATCGCATAAAGAGATACAGGAAGTATCCGCGCCAGCACCTGGAGGATTTAAGCACCGGGAAGAAAGAGGCGTTACCAGTAGATGACGATGGATACACGGGCAGTAATGCTGTTTTTGGTGTGATCACTCATGTCATCAATGATGCCCGAAGTGGGGAATTTGATGATTGTCCGGTTATTTAAGCTGCAAAGTGCTGGTGCTTTATGCCTGTGAAGTTTATAATTGTGTACACATAACGAGTACACGAGGTGTTTATGCAATCCATTAACTTCCGTACCGCGCGTGGCAACCTTTCTGAAGTGCTCAACAATGTTGAAGCCGGGGAAGAGGTTGAAATCACCCGCAGAGGCCGTGAGCCAGCAGTAATTGTCAGCAAGGCTACTTTCGAAGCCTACAAAAAAGCGGCGCTGGATGCTGAATTTGCATCCCTGTTTGACACCCTGGACTCCACCAACAAGGAACTGGTTAACCGATAATGAGGCATATATCACCGGAAGAACTTATTGCGCTTCATGATGCGAATATAAGCCGCTACGGCGGCCTGCCGGGAATGTCTGATCCGGGTAGGGCAGAGGCCATTATCGGGAGAGTTCAGGCCAGAGTTGCCTACGAAGAGATCACCGACCTTTTCGAAGTCTCCGCCACCTACCTGGTGGCTACAGCGAGAGGGCATATATTCAATGATGCCAATAAGCGTACCGCGCTAAACAGTGCGCTGCTATTTCTACGCCGTAACGGGGTGCAGGTATTTGATTCACCTGAACTGGCAGACCTTACTGTAGGCGCTGCGACTGGCGAGATATCTGTATCTTCTGTCGCCGACACGTTACGTAGATTGTATGGTTCTGCGGAGTAGATTAATGGCACGCAAATACAACAAATTGTCCCGTGAAGCGTTAAAGATGCTTCTTGATGGCGTGAGTCGCCGCAAGGTAAAGCAATACCTGGTTGGTAAGCAAATTGGAGTCAGGACCGCTATTGCTGTGTTATGCCGTCAGGAAATGGTTGTGCTTAAACAGAGAATGCCGGGCAGCAGATAAAGCCCAATCAGTGATTAAAGGTGTGATGTGAAAGCCGTAATTACTCCCTTTGTACAGAAAGAGCTTGGCCTCGCCACGTTCAAAGTGGATCAGGAGGTCAGAAAGCTGGTGGAGGCTGGCCGTAAATTTATTATGGAGCCGGTGCCGCGTGAGTTAATCGAGCACATGGAAGACGGCCTCGTTGTTACCGAGCAAACCATGGCAACAAATGAGGCGTTGCAGCCGTTTTTTAACAGCGATGAACTGTTTCGCCGTATTGGTGGAATTGACGCGCTGGTGGCGTGGTTGCGTAGGAAAGAGGGTCAATGCCAGGCCGCAGATCGTAGTTGGTGTGACAACCATATTGTCCACGCTGAACGAGACAATAGCGCGGTGTTGTTGTGCTGGCATCACGATAACCATTACCGGATGCGTGGTTTTAATGAGCTGAAAGAAACGCTGCACAATAATCGCGTTAACTGGATACTGGATGTCGCCCGTCAGGAAATGGGCCTTTCAAATAGCCATGATTTAAGTATTCAGGAGCTGTGCTGGTGGGCTTTCATGCGCAACATGATGCACCTGATGCCGGAAGAAGTCTGCCGCATATCAATAAATAAGATGAAGGCTACTCCGCAGGATAGCGGACCTCTGAAAGAGGCGGATATTCGCCCGTATGACGATCGCGCTACAGCATATGTTCATATGATGGAAGAACGCGCCGCGCCGATGCGTGCAAAAGTATGCCCTGTGGATGTTGACTCCGACCCAGGTATGGCGCATTTCAAGATACCAAAACTTCAATCGCTAAAATTGCCCGAGTACATGGACTTTGTGGCTTCCCGTCCATGCTGTGGCTGTGGAGCTGCGGGAGCTGGCGCTCACATTACGCCTTATAT